AGTTTTTGGAATACAATGCACACATCTCAAATACCTTTTGTTCAAAGTCTGGCTTCTCCGCTGCATCTGTACTTTGCACTGGTGCCTCATCCTCAACTACCTTGTATTTGCCTTTGTCATCTATTAGCTGTATGTTTTGCCCAGACTTATATCTCTCTATCACATCGCCAGGCTTTCCGTAAACTCGCACTTGGCTTTGATCCTCCAGAGTTACGAGGATGTTTATTGAAGGCCCATATTGTCCTTCCCTTGGCGCACCTGCACCATATTTTACCACACCTTTAACGATTTTCATAATCTTCTTTTTTGCAGTCAATAATTTCTTGCTCGTATCTATCCCACACATCTGTGAGCTGCTCCGCTATCCAAGGCACATCCAGTGCTTCTGTCATGATTTCGTTAAATAACACTTGCTGTGCATCGTCCAGTAATTCATAGCGGAAGATTTTGTTAATAGCTTTGTCAACATCTTCCTCTGTTGTGCCTTTAATGTGATAGTCATCCATAAGGTAGGATGCAAATCTTTTACTAATGTCGTTCATGTTTGTTTTTTAAAAGGTGAACAATTTATTTTGTTTCGTAAATATACAAAGTATATATTTAATATAGATAATAATATTTAAATTATTTTCATTTTTTTATAACTTTCCTCCACACTGCCAGTTTCTGCGCGATCACTACTGCTCTTTTCATGTTGCCCTGTTCTATTTTCTTGGCATGGCTGCGGATAGTAAGAAGGTCTAATGATTCTGGTGGTTCTTTGAGTGCAATGGCCTGGGCTTCATCCCATAATGCTCTTTTCTCTCCTTCCTCGTATGTTATCATGTCAAACTTTAGGCACATATCATACCAGTATAGCGGCACATCTTCCCATGTCTTACCGGTAAACTCTTTAATCATAGTTGGAAATTCTGCGTACAACTTCTCTCTTTCTGCCTTTCCTCTTTCTTCCATCTGCACCTGGTGTCGGAGTGCTGCTACTTCATTGTCATGGCTGGCTATTATTTTTCTCCGGTAAGTCATATAGCCATTTAGTATCTTTCCTATAGTGTGCATATTAGCCTTGCCATAGAATTTAACATCTTCATCCAGTTCCAGACTTTCAGCGGAGAAGAGGCGGAAAGCTATTTCAATCTCATTGGCTGCTATCTGCCCAAAGGTCTTTACAATTTCCTTGGCTATGTTTGCATAAAAAGCTAAATCTCCATCAATGCCGTACATGGGAAACACGGAGCTGATAACATTCAATGTTTGTTTGTATGCGTCCTTTTGCTCCATGTTGGCAATGCGATTAGATCGGGCGGAGATTATTGCCTGCTCGTCGGAGTTGCGCGGTTGGTACTGTGTTAAATTACTCATTAGTAAATTGTTTTAATTTGTGATAGGTTCTTTGGTACTCTATGTACCTCTGCCTTTCCTCATCGGTCATGGCATGGTACTTGGCGCGGAGGCGTTGGTTTTCTCGTTCGCGGATCTTCTTGTAAGTGTATTCGTTCATGGTGGCGCGGTACTTCTTCATATACTCACGCATATAGGCATTGCGGTCTTGTTTAGTCATAGTTTAAAATTTGCATAGTTTACTATTTCTACTTCAACTTCTTGCCAGTACTCGTATGCTTTGTATTTTTTTTGTAACCACTTTTCCGCTTGCATTTGGCTTGCAAAAAACAATGCGCATTGTTCTGCAAGGATGGAAACAAGGATTTCCTGCCCTAATTCACCTCCAATATTCTGAATAATGATATAGTAGTTTTCATAAAGCACCTTGGCTTTTTCTTTGGGTGTTTGTTTCATAGCTTTTCTATTTCTTCTTTTACTTTTTGCCAAAAATGAAGTGCTTGCGTTTTTTGAGCATCGTACCAATATCGATGTTCTCCGCCACAATCATCCCAATCAGCAAAGTTTGGGTTTAGTGGGCTTGAATTTAAAATTTCATCCACTGCAATTAAAACACATTGTTTAGCGTTTATTAATGCTCTTTTATCATCAAATCCATTCCAATCTACATAAGGCATATAATTAAGTACTAATTCTTCAGCTTTCTCTTTAGGTGTTTGTTTCATGGTTGTTAAAATAGTTTAAGTTGTGATTTAAATTGATTAAACCTTTTTTCCTGTGCCTCAAAGTATTCTTTATCCAATTCAAATGCAGTAAAGTCAAATCCCATATCATACGCTGCAATGCGACTGCTGCCAGAGCCTAAATGAGTATCAAGTATTTTATCGCCTTGCTTTGCGTAGTTATGCAGAAGCCATTTGTAAAGAGCAACGGGTTTTTGAGTTGGGTGTATTCTAATTTCTTTGTCTTTCATATTCTGCTGTATCATACCATTCCAAGTATATTCAAAAACCTTTACGCTTTTATGTGTTGAGCAAATTGCAACCTCCGCTTCACCAAATGCAGTTCCGTTTTTTTGCCAAACAATTACACCACCGCAAAGCCCTAAAAAGTTTCCTCCCCAAATGATTTGATTTTTAGATACCCTTGCTAATTCGCAGTAGTATTCGTCATCAGGTGCAATATTTTCAAACAGTTTATAGTTTGTTCTTTTAGTTGCTTGTTTGCCTTTCTTCTTGTTATCAATCAATCCTATTGCATCAATATTGCCATAAGGTGGGTCAACTATTGCTAAGTCAAAATGGTTATCTGGATACCTTGCCATTCCTATCATACAGTCTTCTAAATATACATTTGATTCTTTCATGGTTGATATTCATTTACTAATCTTTCAATCTCCTCCTGCCTCCGCTTCTCCTGTGCGGCAGGGTTGGAATACATAAATTTAGTATAAATGTTATTTGCCTGGGAGTAGATATTGCTAATAGTAAAGTTAGCTTTAAGCCATTTGTCGCTGATTTGCCATGCAGCAGTGGTAAACATTCTTACCATTTCGTCTGGTGCCTGCTCACTCGCAGATACCTTCTTTAGCCATGTTACTAACTTTTTACAGTTGGCACCATCCTTTGCAGTCATAATATAATTATTCTTGTCAGAGGGATAGGTAACACCTGCAAGCCGTTCATAGGTGGAGGCGAAGGCAGTAAAGCAGAGGTAGGTTTCCGAAGGCTCGCGGCTTTCTTTTTCTTTTTGCGGCGCAAAAGTTTTTTCTTTTTCTTTAAAACCTTGCTCATGGGAAATGGAATCAAGGATAGACTGCCTTGTAAAAGAATTTTTAATTTTTGTTTCTGGGAGTGGATTTTCAAATTCACAACCTTTCTTTGTTGTATTCTTTGTAGTATTCTCTGTTGTAGTCTCTGTAATAGTTTCGTTAATATCACTAACACTGTTTAGTGGATTTAACTTATCAAGTTTAGTGGATTTCACTAAACTACTTTTGTTAATTTCACTAAACAACAAATCTGCATCAATCTCATAATGTGTTCTTGCTGGCACTCCTTTAAGGTACATATTCATAAAAGATAAACTTTTAAGCCTTAGTTTAGCACTTCTTAGTTCATTTGCAGTAAGCATTGTTTCCTCCATTATTTCAGCATCACTTTTATAAAATGCTCTGCCGTTAACTGCGGAGTACCAATACATGATTTGACTAAGCAATAATCCAGATGTTACACTGCCAGTTAGCTTAATGTAAATTGGATAAACTGCAATAGGTCTTTGATTTAATTTTATTAGTATTTCTTTCATAAAAATATTATAAAAAAAGGCGCAGAGATTTAATCTGCGCCTAATAAAATTATTTTTGTAAAATTATCCTTGTTTTACCTTGATTTCTAAAATTATAAATATGCTCAATGTTTGCCATTACAACACTCACAGTATTACTTTTTCTGTGTTGGTCAGGATAAGTAGTTGCTTTTTTTACAAATTGATTTAAATTAAATTCTGGATTTTTTATACAAGTATTTAATGATCTTAAATAAGCTACTGACATTACTTCTGGAATTACTAACTTAATTTTTCTTGCAGCATTAAAAATGTATTCAGCCTTATTGTTTGGGTCAAATTTATATTCACCTTTTCTAATTAAATCGCTATTTAAATGACCAGCATTAGCATAAATATCTTTACGATTATTAAGACAAGTTAATTCTGCAGAAATCATTAATCCAAAATCATTATTAGCTTCGTGAAATTCTTGTAACCTAATATAATCTTTGTATTGTAAATCACAGTAACTTCTAATATAGTCAGCTATTGACCAGTTAGATTGATTTCTATTTAATGCTATGGCAGTCTTTAAATCATAATTATTTACTTTATGATAGTAAATAATTGAATTTAATTTTTTTGCAGCCATTAACCTGTGTTGTCCATCTATAACCTCGTAATTTTCGTTAACAATAATTGGCATTTGTAAGAATCCATTTTCTTCTATGGATTTTACTAGCCTATCAACGTTTCCTAAATTAATGTTTCTATTTCCATCAAGAATTTTAAAAACACTAAGATCACCAGTAGAATGAATCTGTAAATCATTATGGCTCATCGCTGGTAATGCGTCCGCCAAAATTGGATTTAATTGTAAATTGTTCATATAAAAAATTTAATAAGTTACAAAAAAAATGCCCCAACTGTCGAGCATAGTTGAGGCAAGGTAAAACAATCGCTTGTTTTATTTCCTTTGAATAGGCTCGACTCTGTTCAAAGGATGCATAAATATACAATTTATTTTATTAATCTAATACTTTTTTAATTCTTTTCTGAAATTTGTTTCACCTCATTCCTATCCTCAATAAATCCACTGCCATGGCTACCTCCCACTATCTTTAGGTACTGGTTCTCTACGCTTGCACTGTTAATAATAACTTGTGCAACATCTGCCACAACCTTGGCTTTGGCAATGTCGTAGGTGGAATCGGGATCGGTTAGTTCTTCAAGAACGGAGAATAGGTGGTTGCGGAGGTCGCTGATTTTGTTTTTCATTTTGCTAATCTTTTAATTAAGTCGTTAAAATTATCTTGGGTTGTTCTGCCATTTCTGCGTTTATCATCGCCAAACATTTCTAATTTGTATTGCAAATCAAATAGTTTGTCAAAGACTCCTAATTCTTTATAATGCGGATTTTCTACTACTTTGTACTTATACTCTGCCATTGCTTCCGCTAATATTCGAGCTTCATCTTTTGTTAATCTCATTTTACAATGTCTTTAATCTGGTTAATTAATATTTGCACTTCTTTTAATTCCTGCGGTAATTGTTTATGATTGCGATTTAACATAGCCAAATCTTTCCTGGTAACAAGGCAGAGGTTACTAA